CGCAACAGCTAAGTTGGAATTGTCTCATTTAAATATTATTTTAACCTCTCTAGTTTGCTTATCGGCATATTGTAGCAATCAGCTTTAACTTTAAAATTGTTATCGCCGTCGATGTTACCTTTTTTGAGGAATCTAGCGTCCTTGAAATATCTCTCTTTACTATAAGAGCCTAAAATCCAAGCTCTTCCCCATTTTCCTCCCACATTTTCTATCCTAACAAAAACATAGTGGTCGCAGTTTTGTTTAGTGTTAAATGCGGCAACAGAACATTCATAGTATCCTTTTGGAGCCGAAGTGCATCTCTTGGTCTTGACATCGTACTTGACGTTATCTTTAGTGATGTCGTAGTCGTAGGTATTATTTATCTTTCCTTTGATTATACTGTTGGCAACTTCCTCTCCTAGAAAGCCCGCAATGTTTCCATCTCCATGAGTTATAGAGTTATTGATCTCCCCCATCTCACGAGATTTACGTTGTGATCTTCGTTCCATATCATCTGTAATTTTAATTTCTATCATTTTGAAAACCAAGACCTTATTCTACTCCATAAACTTTTCTTTTTGGACGACTTTCGCCTGTTCATTTCTATTCTACCATAATTTTCGATATTGTCAAGGGCTGACTTGTGTTTTTCTAGAAAGAAATCCTGTGATCTTTGAAGTCCACTGTCGGACAGCCCTGAGTCGCCTCTGGTGTTTGATTTAATTTTATTATTACTCCTATATCCACACTTTTATAATTACGGTTCCGACAAAAAGACCAGTCAAGAACCCAATTCCAAACACCCATTTTATCAAGTGTTTATATACAACTATTGTTTCTGTTTCTTTATTCATTATATACACCCTCTGCTACAAAACACCCCTACGGCTAACGACAGAAAGAAATACAGTGTCGCTTTTCCATAAAACTTTAAGTCATACTTTTCTATTTTACCCATCAAACATCTGTCCTTTCCAGTCCAAATTTCTGATATGAGACATCACATCTTCTGTACATTCTGGGCATGGCATATTAAAAACGCCTCCATCCTTATCATGTTGATAGACAAGACCAGAATCGTCGCAATGTGGACATCCACGCTTTTTGTTGTCTAATTCGTCTGTATTAATCATCTTTTTGCCATAGTTTAAAGTGAATGTCATCTTCTTCGTCGAGGAAAGACAGGTTAAATTCTTGCTCAAATCTATCGAACAAATGCTGGGGGAAAGTTATATGTATACCACTATCATCGGCAATATAGGTTGCCTTCTTTATCATTTTTTGATAGGCTTCTTTTAAATCGTAAAAGATTTTACTGACTCCATGTAAAGTGGCGTCTGCTCTCCAACATAAGCCCCAAAGGTATTGAACTCTAGATATTCCACCGCCTCTTGCCATGTGGTAGAATCTTCCATTAAAGTATCTATCATTTTTTCGATGCAGTATATCACCCTCACGGTTCCAAGATCGTCCGTAACTCCGATTATACAGTCATCAAACCCATCCGCAAAAAGCAGTGACTCGTCGTAGTGTTCTTGCATCTGCTCTCTAATTCCCATGTTTCTTATCCGTAATAGCTATTAATAATAAACCTAGTATCTTTCCAGTTCTCAACTTGGTGGTATTTGTCGGACTTCATGGCTATTGAATAGTCATTACCGCCCTCAGTACACCTGTCGCCAAAAAAGATCGTTTCCCCCGTCATGTCCTTTAGTATTTGGCTCTTATCTTTTCCTTTGGGAAATATGTCTATGCTGACTTTTCCGCCGACGGAAAATTCTAGTCTTGGGTATCTCAGCGAAAGCCACTCTGCAATCTTTTTTCTTTCTCCGTGAGCCTTATCCCACTCGTAGTATGCTTCACGCTGTTTCGGTGTCGCTTCTCTGCCCACCGTAGAAAAGTTTACCATCCCAGTACGTTCCTCTAGGTTGACATTTGCTGTCCCAGCCCATCTGCTTTTTTCAACTATCATTAATAAATCTAGATGTAGATGTGGACTCATCCCCCACTCCGACTCACTGATTAAATGGTTTCTAATAAACAATTGATTTCCAGCATTTTGGTAGACTCCATCCACATGTCTATATAGGCCAACCCCTACTTGCTCGACGGTTTTGGGCTTATCCGAACCTGTTACTAAAAAAACCGTATCGCCCTGTCCTCTTACCTTGGTTATCCATTCCCCAAAAAACTTCTTAAAGTCCTTGTCTATCAAACTTCTAGCGGCTGTGAGCTTTCCATCGACATCAAATAGGTAGTTAATCATTCCCTTGATACCTTACAAAACCGATCTTTGTAATAGAATCTTTCTCTCCAACACTTAGGAAGTCGCTAGAAGTGAACCATTCTTTTGCTCTATTGTCACCAGACCACCATGCACATTCATACTGTACTGAATTGTTTTCATGGATAGCGATTGTAATAATCTTTGCGTTGACACCCTCTGTTAGCTCCACTTCTGTTCCTACATTATGTATTTCAATGGAATCTTTTTCAACTGACATTATTATTTCCTTTGTATAGGTTTATAAAAAGCTGGCGACAATTAGAGCAGTCCATTGCTCTAACCAGCCGAGTTGCTATTCCGTTACTCTGAGCGAATCGCCAACAATCCATGCGGCGGCCACTAGAGTTACGTTAGTCACCGTTTCGGGATTGAGACTTCCTTCACCAAACAAGGCGTCACCAAAAACCACAACAAGACCGGCAACGCCGACCCAAAACCGTCTAGACTTAACCATAGCCTTAAGTTTATCAACCATCTATAATTCTCCTTCTCGATATTAAAAAAGTTACTTCTAATTACACATTCATTATATGTTACATATCGGTATTTGTCAAGAGAAAACTTGAACAAAAGACGTTAAAGAGGCGGAACTGTTTTTAGAACATCCCTCCAAGCCCTCCTTTGAATATGATAAGGTATGCTGCGATAGCAGCCCCTATCATCAAAACAAGCCATTTTCTTTTAGCTGCGACCGCGTATGCCTTCGCTGTTAATTCTTTGATTTTTTCAAGCCTAAATTCTCTTCTACTTTCTTTTTTCTCGCTTGGTTTCTTGTCTTTGTCTTCTTTGTTTCTATTAAAAAGTGACATTAAATATCTAATCATTCTCCTTTGTTAGGTTCTAGTTATTGTTTCCAGCCCTTCATTAATAGTCTAATAGCGTTTCCTCCAAGAATCTTCTGAATCTCGTCGTCACTATATCTTCTTAATGAGGTTAGGTATCTTGTTAGTCTTGGTAGTTCCGATATGTCAACCATCTCGTCTGGAGGGTCTGTAAATCCGTCATAGTCTGTACCTAAACCGATAACATCGACTCCTGCGACATCTCTCATGTGGCTTATGGTTTGTTCTATGTACCTCATACCGAGAGGGGTGTCCGTAGGGCTTAACCAGTAGTTCATAAATATAATTCCGGCAACACCTCCGTTGTCAGCTATCCATTTAAGCTCCCAGTCCTCTAGGTTGTATGGGTCACGGTTTATTTCAAAACATCCAGTGTGGCTGGAGAGTACACGATTTTTTCTTTCTCCAACTATTTCGTAAATCTCAGACCTAGCTTTCGGTGTGCAGTGAGCTATGTCAATAAGTATCCCTAATTCACACATTCTCTCTACTACCAACTTGCCTAGTTTGGATAGTCCAACATTCATGTCCCAGCCAGCCATTAGATTTTTCCAATTGCTTTTTTTGATTCCATAGTTGGGGTAGGGAAATACTGGGTGTGCTATCTTGTTGGGGTAAAAATGCGCAAGTGTTAGGTAGGCAACTCCTCTGTCTGCCAAATTCTCTAAGTTTTGCAAAACTTCTTCATCCATAACCTTCATGTCTGACGAGGTTTCGCACTCAAGCCCCTGTAGGCTGTGACCACCTTCAACCGAGTGTATCATAGCGATTTCCCCGCAGGAAATGGACACGCCTAGCTCGGTGGGGTTTTTGACAAACTTTACTGTTCTAACATCTTGGTCATGCAATAAGTTTGTTTGATTATAGAGGTCTACTTCTTTTTCCATTGCATCCATCATGGATATTGTTGCGTCATAGTAGAATGGATCAAAGACTCGTTTTTTTGTTGATGGTGATAGTGCTAGGGCAAGTTTTATGAGAGGCTGATCTTCCAACCATTCTCGCTCTGGAATATAACAAGTAGACAGAACAATGTCAACGCCACCCTTTTCGATAAGAGGAAATGTACTTCGCTGACTCAAAGGCCAAAACGCTCTTTTAAAAAGAGTCGATAAAAACTTATCCTTACCTCCCGTTAAGTCCCTATCTAACAGGAACTTCTTTAGTACTGCATGGTTGTGTAAATCAACTACGACAGACTGTTCGTGAATGTCTCTCCAGTCCATACTTTTATCGGTCATCTCATTCTCCTAATATGTGTAATTCCACGTCCATATATATAATAGCCCAGACTGTCGGTTTTGTCAATAAATAATTTAAATATTTCTGTACCGATACCACATTATACCTGTAAAGAACTGTTAAGAACCCATTAGGTATAAGTAGTGTTAGTAAGCAGTATGGTCTTTAACGCTTGTATATTCTCAATGCTAATTGTGCAACTGTGCTTCTTTACAGGACTTGGTTGACAGTGGTGGGTCATAGCCAAGGTTTACTTTTGCCATACCTCGGAGTGGTCGTACACTCGCAGGTAACTTAC